TTCCAAAGCTTATTTATGTGCTTGAAGAGGATAACATTACTAAAGACAGCAAGTATTGGTATCTTACGGAGCTTGCCGCAAAGTGCTCAGCTAAAAGGCTTGTTCCGGATTATATATCTGAAAAGGTGATGAAAAAACTAAAAGAAGGAAATTGTTTCCCTTCGATGGGTTAAATGGCTCATCTAAAACTCCGTGAACATAAATCAAAATGGTGTGCATTACACGAATAGGAACTGTAGGAAATGACAGTTAAGTAATGTGCTAACAGGGGACTTTCGGGGTGAAACTTAGACTTGAACTATCCTGTGCCAAGACGCATATACAAGCTTTGTAATATGACGAATGTTAAAAGAATACAAAGGATTTTATGTGGATGAACAATGCAATATATATAATGCAAAAGGGCATAAGTTGTCGCCGTATATAGGCGTAGATGGATATGCCCACATCACAAGAAGTGAGAACAATAAAAAATACAGATACAGAGTTCATACAATAATCGCTAATGTGTTTGTGCCGAATCCTAATGGTTTTAAATATGTGAATCATATTGACAGCAACAAACTAAATAACAATCCTGAAAATTTAGAATGGTGTACAAATTCACAAAATGTTTATCACGGTTGGCATAGTGGTAATCGAACACATAAAAATAGAACAAAAGTATCTGTATATTTGAATGGCAAACTTATTAATACATACCCGTCTATTCGACAATTATCAATGGATTTACAATTGGATAGACATAAAGTAGCAAGAATATTGAAAGGAGAATCAAACAATTGTTACAAGTATAAGTTTGTGTATGCGTAAGGTTAAGAGACTATCGAAAGCATAGCACAAATAGCTTTGTGTGATGAAGTGAGTAGAGTACATCTGAATAATGATACAGATGGAAGTGCGGAGTGAGCGAGTTAGCATAATAACTCCCAAAGATATAGTCCAGACTGTTGATACCGAACAGTCAGTGTAGAAGCTTTTTATCACCGTACAAAGAAAATGGTGAATACAAATTTTACGGCAGATTCAACAAAGGCGTAGTTACAATCAATCTGGTTGATGTAGCCTTATCGTCAGGTAAAGATAAAGAGAAGTTTTGGAAGATTTTCGATGAGAGATTGGAGTTGTGTCATAAAGCCCTCTTGTACAGATACGAGAGGTTGAAAGGAACAGTGTCGGATGTAGCTCCGATTATTTGGCAACACGGTGCATTAGCAAGACTTCAGAAAGGTGAAACCATTGATAAGTTACTTGTTGGTGGTTATTCGTCAATATCACTTGGTTATGCAGGATTGTATGAGTGTGTAAAGTATATGACAGGCAAATCTCATACAGACCCGGAAGTAACACCATTCGCACTTGATATTATGAGATATATGAATAAGAAGTGTGACGAATGGAATGAACAACTTGATTTAGGTTTCTCATTGTATGGCTCTCCGATTGAAAGTACAACATATAAATTTGCAAAATGTTTACAGCGAAGATTCGGCATTATCGAAGGTATTACTGATAAGAATTACATTACAAATAGTTATCATGTAAATGTCAGAGAGCCTATTGACGCCTTTGCAAAGCTGAAACTTGAATCACAATTTCAAGAATTAAGTTTAGGCGGAGCAATCAGCTATATTGAAACCTCTAATTTGCAAAATAATCCAGAAGCAGTTCTTTCTGTTATGAAATTTATCTACGACAATATTATGTACGCTGAGTTAAATACTAAAAGTGATTACTGTCAAGCGTGCGGATATGACGGAGAAATTGAGGTAATAGAAGATGAAAACGGCAAGCTTATTTGGAAATGTCCAAACTGTGGAAACACCGATGAAGGCAAATTGAACATCTGTCGGAGGACTTGCGGTTATCTCGGAACTAACTTCTGGAATCAAGGAAGAACGCAAGAAATCAAAGAAAGATATGTGCATTTAGGTGGCAACGAGTGAATTATATAAAAATCACTAAACACGATATTGCCAATGGAGTTGGAGTCAGAGTTGTACTATGGGTAAGCGGTTGTACCGTTCATTGTTGTAACTGCCAAAATCCTTCGACTTGGGATTTTACAGCCGGACAACCATTTACTAATGACACTATGACTGAATTACTTGAAGCGTTAAGTCCTGATTATATATCGGGGCTAACGCTCTCAGGTGGACACCCATTGGAACAAGTAAATCAACAACAAATATTTAATATTGTAAAAACGGTCAAAACCAAATTGCCAAGCAAAACAATATGGCTATATACAGGTTATACATACGAACAGATATTGAAATCTAAGTTTATTGTAAACGAAATCTTGCCTTATATAGATATTCTTGTTGACGGTAAATATGATAAGTCGCAAAGAGACATCACACTTGCTTGGTGTGGCTCAAGAAATCAAAGGGTAATCAAAGTTCAAGAAAGTTTGAAATCAGGACAAGTAATAACACTACAAGGAGATGGTATTTAGAATATGGCTATCGCAAATGATTTTCCTATCTCTAAGGTGAATATAGAAAAGTATTGTGATGCAACAATTGCTCTTAGAGATAATTTAGAAGCATTGCAACTTTACTCAGAAAGATATCGTGAGCTTAAATCACAATTCAATTCATATTATGGGCAAATTGATGATTTATTACATCAAATTTCTTTAAAAAATACAACTGATAGTCAAAAAGCGATCTTGGTTGATAAGTTGTGCGAAGTAAAGGCGGAGCAAGCAATAATAAAAGATTTTATGGAAGTATTTACTCCTATAAAGGAATGGTACTCTATTCATCATTGTGAACTTGATAGTTTTAAATCAGTAGTCGATAAAATAATAAAAATCAGAGAAAAACAATCTAAAAGACACTATGTCCAAAGAACCAATGTTATTAAAGAAACATTGGGGAGAGAGTCACAAATTATTAAAGGAGATGACGAAAATCAAAACAGCTAAAGAGTTAGAAGATACAATCAACTTTTTTACACAAACAACTGAAGATTTTCAAAACAATATTAAAAACGAATCATTGCACGACTACGAAACACAAGATATCTTACATAAACTTGAACTTGAAGATGTGTCGTATCACGACACTGCCAAACTTGGGAAAGCTTTAACGAAAGTTAGAGAAAACCGTAGAAAAGCAAAAGATAGTGTAGAACTTAATGCTCCATTAGTAGAATGGATTCAGTCACATTCTGATGCGTTAAAATCATTACAGAAAGTTCTTGGAGAAACCAGAAAAATTGAGGATAAGCAGCGTAGAAGAATGTATGTCCCAAGAACGAAGATTGTCGAGGAGGTAATTCATTGATAAATACAGGGTGGGCATTTAAGCCTAATGAGAAAGAACTTCATGAAGAAAATCTTGCAATATACAAGAAACTTGCACCGAAAGCAAAATTGATTTGGCTGAACTTTTATACAAAGAAGTACGATGTTACACAAGACGATTTGCAGAATTATATGTGTTACACGCAGAAGGGATATGGTTACGGTAACATTACATACAAGGTGTTAAGTAATCCGTTCAATTTCACAGAAGATGAACAGGCTCTGATTTGCGATGGTGGCAATCTTTGTTTTGGTTATCGTAAATTGGGCAACTTAATTACGATTTATATAGATTAAGGAGATATTAATGAAGTATATGGGAAGCAAGTCTCGTATTGCTAAATATATTGTTCCAATATTACAGGAATGTATTGACAGCAATCATGTGACTACATACATAGAACCCTTTGTTGGAGGGGGTAATGTAATTGATAAGATTCGTTGTCAAGAGCGTATAGGTTCTGACATAAATCCGTACCTGATAGCATTGCTCAAAAGAGTACAAGAAGGAAAACCTTTACTTGATGAAGTGTCGAGAGATACATACAACCTTGTGAGAGATGCTTGGAAAAACGGGACAGATAAAGACAAATACGAACAGTGGTATGTTGGAAATGTAGGTTTTCTTGCTTCGTATAATGGCAGATGGTTTGATGGCGGGTATGCAAAGCCTACCAGTATAAAAACACCTAACGGTAACAAAATCCGTGACTATTATCAAGAAAGCAAGCGCAATCTTGAAAAACAAGCAAGCGATTTATCGACAGTATCATTGAATTGCATATCTTATGAGTGTTATCTTAAAACAGACTATTCAGGTGTATGCTTTTATCTTGATCCGCCATACTTTCATACGAAAGAATTTGGAATTGCAACAAACTTTGATCATATTGATTTTTGGAATTTTGCAAGAAGATTGTCAAAAAAATAATTATGTATATATAAGTGAACAATATGCTCCAAATGACTTTGAAACAGTATGGTCAAAGCCTGTATTACGAAGTATTAACGCTCAAAATAAAGAACATAAAACCGAATGTTTGTTTAAATGGAAAGGAGAATGATAAATGATTCATTTTGTGAGCAGAAAACAGATTGACGCCATCATTAAAGAGTGTCAAAAGTTAGATGAGCTAATGGTACTTGTCGTAATGCAAGAAGATGGAAGTGGTTTTACTGTTGTGTGTGATCATATTGTATCGCATTGTGATGATTTGATTTACACACACATAACAAAAGGATATGCTTCGTTTGTATTTAGCAATAATAGTAAGATTGAAGTGGTTACAGACAAATACAAAGGTAAAGGTGAGAAATACAATAGTATGATTATAGACAAAAACATTGACTCGGAGCTTATTAAAACCTTCTGCGCTCCGTCCAATCTATCTTACAAAGAAAAAATGGAATTAAGAAGGAGAATGATAAATGTATATTGTACAAGTAAGACACATACAGGATAAAAACGCAAAAAGATATACATGCAAAGTCCCAGATAATGAATCTCTTAATAAAGGAGATATGGTTCTGGCACGAAATGCTAATGGCAAAGAAAGTGTTGCGATTTGTGTTACAGATAGCGAAAACCTTTCGACTAATGCCATTGATATGATTATGTGTGGTGCTGAAGTGCTGAGCGAAGTTATTGGAATATATAAAATTTATAAGTTTAAAACTGAATCCGAGATAGATTTGGAAAATACCGCAAGTGAATACACACAAGCAATGGCAAAATATTGTACAGCAACAATTCCAGAGGTGTAAAAATGGCAGATAAAACACGAGTTTTACAGGAGTGCGACAATGAAAATTATTAGACAAGGCAAACCTGAATTGCAAGTAGTTGAAACAATGTACACAAAAGAATGTTTGAGATGTCATTGTCAATTTCGTTTTAATATCAATGAAACACATTATGGAGACCTTATATATGATAACTGCATGTATGTTCGGTGCCCGTGGTGTGGACATGAAATTAAAGAATATTTTTAAAAGAAAGATTTTAATATGTTGCAAATGCAACAGAAAGGATTTATGATGACTCGAAAAAGATTTAAAAAACTAATGTATTCACTTGGTTATCAGCGTAATAGTATTAACCAATGGATATCTCAATTCCGAAAAGAAAACGGTTCAGATAGTAGATCGTACTTATTCTACTATTTTTATTACCCATATCTTCATTATCGTGAAAATCTTGACTACTTCTTTGAGTCTGGAGAAGGCTCTTTCGATAAATGCAATGACATATTCAATACGGATTGTGATTGGGTGTTTCAACACTTGCGTCAAGCAGTAAATGAAGATGTTTTACAATCGATATTATATGAATAAATTGTTTAGTGTGGTAGTTAAATTTGCACACAGAGGTGAATGAAATGATTCAAATTATTAGAGAAGGTAATTTAAAAGAACCAGTAATTAGATTTAATTGTCTTAGATGTAAGTGTGTTTTTGACGCAGATAAGGATGACTACAAACTGATATTAACTTCAGACGATTTGGCGTATATAACAGATTGTCCGCATTGCCACAAGAGAGTGGCTCGTATGATGATAACAGATAGGAGACATATATGATTTACTATTTAACTGATAGAACTCTTGCAAGAGCAATTGAGCGTTGCAGTAACGAAAATTATAACTACCTTATTGTCCTTAAAGATAACAGAAATTTTGACGAAATTGCTGTTTCGATCCTCGAACAGGCGATTAGGAGCGATACATACTTAAATACTTCGTCATATTTAACCTATGACCGTATTTCCTTTAGAACAGGCACAATCACCATCTACAAAGATTCGTTGATTACAGACGATTTTAAGGGCGTTTATGACGAAATACTCGTTGACGAATTGGTAGAAGATAGTAAATGGGGAATTCTTGCCAAGCATACAAACAGGCACGGTTCATATAAGGAAACGTACAAGTCAAAGGAGGGACTCAGTTTTGCCTAAAGAGATTGACTATAAGTCTTTACTTGGTTTTATACAGGACAGCCCAAACGCTGGTGTTTCACTGACAATATCTGAAAATGAATTTGACCAAGCGGTTAAAACTATTATATCGGCATTGATTACCAACGATACACCGACAACGCAATTAGTTAGCTACTTAGAATATAGAGTTCATTATATTTACATTGAGTTTGTTAACGAGGCAACGCTTGAAATAAATACGATTGAGGGCTGATAAAATGAAAAGAAAATCTATCCCTAAATCAGTAAGGCTTAAAGTATATGAGAAATATAACGGACATTGTGCGTATTGTGGTTGCAAGCTCGAATTGCAGGATATGCAAGTTGACCATATTCAGAGCGTGTACTGGTATAGCGGCGCAAACGATATTGAAAATTATAATCCTGCTTGCAGAATGTGCAATTTTTATAAATCAACAATGCCTATTGAAGATTTCAGAAAGCAGTTAGGCAAACTAACTTCAAGACTCGAAAAGACTTTTATTTATCGTTTAGCGAAAAAATATGGTTTAATTCAGGAAGTTGAAAAGCCTGTGAAATTTTATTTTGAAAAGGAGGACAACCAATGAACGACTATAAAACCAGACTTTTATTCGAGTATAAAGAACTCGTAGATAAGATTAGTAAACTGAGGGTGTTTCTTAATAAATGGGACAACGGACAACTTTCGTTTGTCCCAAAGCCCTCAAGGGCAATCTACTCAAGGCAACTTGAAGCAATGTGTACTTACAAGATGTGTCTTGAAAGTAGAATGCTGACGGACAGAATATCCTTTAAGGAGGTTGAAGATGTTTAAATTTAAACCATACATAACGGTTATTGGGGAAAACGGCTTAACGGTAGATTTTGAGTTGTCGCAACTCAGCACCTTTATGGCAAACAATATTGATATTGATAATGGGTTAGTTTGGTGTAATGAAGTCTATATTGAAACTAAAGCGATTGATTTATCAGTTCTCGAACGCAGATGTTCTCGTTTTAAATTGTTTGCCGACACTGTTACACAGATTATTCTTCATCCTTATAGAGCAAAAAGCAAATCTCTAATCTTGCATTTAGACACCGATGCCAAAGTTATACATAATAAAGACACGAACACAATTATTATTTCCAACTTATCAGATATAGAGAGGATGATGTAATGAGTAAAATAAAACAATCAATGGAGATAGCAACTAACAGATATAAAGCAAAGCCAATTTTTGCCGAAGAAAAAAAGTTTATCGAATCACGATTACCTCAAATTGCACCTTTTCCAGATGCGTGTTGGATATATGGCGGCGATACAAAAACTGTTTGGGTAGATTTATATTCTTCAGATTATTTACTGAAATTTAAAGTTGAAAATGGAGGGAAATTTTCTGTAATAAAAGACAACAGGTCTTTATTTAAAAACTACACTCCTGTGTCACTGGAAGATACATTAGAGCGTGAAAAAGAACGAGTAAATAATTTATATAATAAATGTGTAGACAGACTATCTGATTATGTAAAAAACAATCCCCAAAAGATATATAAGATAAATCATTCAGGTGGTAAAGATAGTGAACTCACAATGGCTATTTGGAATGATATGTTAGATATTATTGGTTTTGCACCTGATTATGAATTTGTATTTTTCAATACTTCAAACGAAACAGCAGATGTATATAAAAGAATTAAGCAAATCCCCAAGATTAGGATTGTAAATCCCAAAACAGGATGGAGACAATGGATACAAAATAAGAATTACATGCTGCCTTCAATATTCAGACGCTCCTGTTGTTCCGTGTATAAAGAAGGACAAGCACAAAAGGTATTTGACAAAGAAGCAGAAATTGCACAGGTATTAGGTGTTAGAAAGTTTGAAAGCACTAAGCGAGCAAAATATGAATTTTTTATGGATTATGATTTTAATAAATCTTTATTTGGTTCTTCGTGTTTTCCAAAAAAATGGATTAAATTAGCTCCGATTATAGATTTACAAAATATAGATGTGTGGCTACTCCTGATGATAAAGAATCTACCAATTAACCAGAGATACTTAAATGGTGCAAATAGAGTTGGATGTGTAATCTGTCCTTATTCTTCAAACTATGAAGATGAATTAATAAAAATACATCAGCCACATCAATATGAATGGTTTGTTAAGGCTGCACAGCAACAATATGATGTAGCCACAGGCAAAAGGTTAGGGTATACCAAGCAAGAATGGGTGAATGGAGCTTGGAAAAGACCTGTGTGTAAAAACACTGCTTTTCTAAAAAGGCAGCCAACCGAAGAAAATGTGAGATGGTATGCCGAACTTAAAGGACTCTCAGAAAATATGGCTAAAAAATATTTTAATAGAGTTTGTGGAAATTGTGGTTGTGTGATGAAGGAAAACGAAATTGCTATGTTTTATAAGTTATGTGGTCGCTTTGAGAATAAACCAGATAATAGAGAAGTTTTATGTGCTAAATGTTTTTGCAAACAATTTGGTATAACTGCCGAAGAGTACAGGCAAAAAAATGTTGAATTTATAAAACAAGGATGTAATTTGTTTTGATAAAAATACATAGAAAGGAAAACTAAATGGGTAAAATCACAATCTTACCAGAAACAACCATTGATCCAATTTCGTTAATGGGCAGACGAGCAGGTATATGTTGGGGAAAAGATATCACAGACAGCGAAAAAAACTACAAACGAGGTCTTGATTGTATTAAATCTAATCACGGTAGAGCGTTTGAATTTGTAAACATTGAAGCAATTATTGAAGGTTACTCAGCAAGAGTAATTAGGGAATGGTATACACATATCGGTGGCAGTCCTACACGACTTCAAAGTAGCACAAGATATGTCAACTACGATAACTTTGAATACATAATTCCCAAAACAGTACAGACTGAAGAACAGAAAACTTGGTACAACAACGCTATTGACACTATCAGCCAAACGCTTAAAAATCTTGAAGAAAGTGGTGTCAAGAGAGAGGATGCTGCAATGTTACTTCCGTTGGGTATGACTACTAAAATTGTAGATAAGCGAAATGTTAGAAGTGTTATCAGTATGGCAGAACAGAGAATGTGTTCGAGAGCGTATTGGGAGTATAGAGAACTCTTTAACGAATATATAAAGCAGTTAAAACTCTATTCGGAAGAATGGGCAACATTAATTCCAATGGTGATGAAACCAAAATGCGATGTGCTTGGATATTGCCCTGAGAAATACAGTTGTGGAAGAAAACCACAGAAAAAGTGATAAATTGTGGGGAGTAAATATATCCTACTTAATAGTAATTTGTTCCCCAATACATTAATACAGGAGGAATTATTTGAAAGATTGGACAGGAAACAGTAAAAGTGTTCATTCCGTTTTAGGAGCTTCTAACCACTCTCTTAAAGAGAGGGAAACAAATGATTATTATGCCACAGAACCTAAAGCTGCTGAACTTCTACTTCAAGTAGAAGATTTCGCTCCTGACATTTGGGAATGTGCTTGTGGAGAATGCCATTTGTCTAAAGTGTTTGAGGCTCACGGTTACAATGTTAAGTCGACAGATTTGATTTACCGTGACGGAGGAATGTCTGAAACATTCGATTTTTTAGCAGAATCAAAACCTAATTCGTGGAACGGCAGTATTATTACAAACCCACCTTATAAATATGCTTATGAATTTGTAGAAAAAGCGTTAGATACAGTTACAGAAGGCAACAAAGTGGCAATGTTTCTTAAATTGCAATTTCTTGAGGGTAAGAAACGAAGAAAGTTGTTTGATAACACCCCGCCACAGACAATCTATGTATCAAGCTCAAGACTTTTGTGTGCCAAAAATGGAGAATTTGAAAGCACAACATCAAGTGCTGTAGCTTATGCTTGGTATGTATGGCAGAAAGGGTATAAAGGGAACACAATTGTTAAGTGGATTAACTAAAAGGAGAATGATATGCGAACTATTGTTAATATGATAACAATTATAGTGCTACTGGTATGTGTAGCACTTAACATAGGTGCTACTGTTTACGAACACAAGACTACATATCCAAACAAAAAAGCATTACAAAATATTTATTGGTACACATACCTTATTGTACTTGTAGATATTGGTATTATGTGGGGTGTACAGATAGGAAGTCATTTTTAAGGAGGTATATATGAAATACATTAAGAAAGCAATGCCGATTGAAGCCTTTCAGTATAAAGGAGACTTCACTATTCCTATATGGGCAATTAAAGCGTATAAAGACGGTTTGCTTTATTTTAAAGATGATGGAAGTTTATATATTCATACACTTAAAGGTGAAATGAAGTGTGACTTAAATAGCTACATAGTTCAGGATGTCAGAGGCGAGATTTATCCTTGTAGACAGGATATCTTTGAGGAAACATATATGGCGGTGGAAAAATGAAGAAAAGAATACTTACTTGCGTTACAGTTATCATTATAATTTCGGTATTGATTAGTGGTTGCGTATCTGGTGAAGCATCAACTAAAACCAGTGATATGTTTGAATACATAGGACGAGATACAACGGCTGGTGCCAAAATTATCTATGATAAAGAAACTAAAGTTATGTACGCCGTTGCTAATCACAAATCTATAACTTTACTCGTTGATGAAAATGGTAAACCAAAACTTTGGAAAGAATAAAATTTAGGATTTAAAAGGAGAATAAACAAATGGAAAGATTTATTATGCCAAGAGGAACAGGAAAGACATATCAGTTGATTTTAAAAAGTGCTGAAACAAACCAGCCAATTCTTGTACATAACGATATACTAAAGAAATATGTACAAGAAATTGCGAATATCCACAAAATCGAAATTCCTACCCCAATTTCAGTAGGTGATATCTTATGTGATAAGTACAGAGGCAGACATTATGATGGGGTGTTGGTTGATGAATTAGAAACAGTTATGAGACAGTTTGTGTTATACTTTTTGTCAGCTCCTATGACTGGATATTCAATGAGTATTGATAACTAAAGGAGTGTTCGCTGTTGTTTTACATTACTGGTGATTTACATGGTGAATATGACATACACAAACTAAGTTCTAAACGATTTCCAATGGGCAACAATTTAACACGAGATGATTACCTAATTATTTGTGGTGACTTTGGCTTAGTGTGGAATAATGGAAATTCTGAAATGTATTGGCGAGATTGGCTTAATAACAAACCGTGGACAACCTTGTTTGTAGATGGAAACCACGAAAAATTCCCCTTACTGAATCGTTACCCTATAACTAAAAAGTGGGGTGGAAAGGTACATCAGATTGCAGATAATATTTATCATCTAATGCGTGGACAAGTGTTTGAAATTGACGGCAAAACATTTTTTACAATGGGTGGTGCATCGAGCCACGATATACAGTATCGCACAAAGAATGTTGACTGGTGGGAAGAAGAACTACCCAATGAAGCTGAAATGCAGGAAGGGTTGGCAAATCTTGATAAGTATAACTGGAAGGTAGATTGTGTAATTACGCACTGTGCTCCAACCGAATTTATCGCCAGTTGTATCAATACGAGGTACAGTCCGGACACTTTAACCGAATACCTACAGCACATCGATGACAAGTTGGATTATGAACATTGGTATATGGGACATTACCACCTTGATGTTATATTTGGTTCGGATTCAGAAAAACAAAAGCATATTTTGTATAACTATGTGGATGTGATTGATTAACACGGAAAGGATGACGAATATATGGAAATGGTAATTTGCCTTATGTCACTTTATTTATTGAACGCAAATGGAATTATAGTACCTGATGGATGCTTTATTATTGCATGGAGTTTTTCTATTGTGACTGCAGTAGCAACTTTACTTTCAGCAATTGGTCAAGTAATGAGCGATAAAAAATAATTAAGGAGAACAAATATGGAAATTAAAATTAAATATTTTACAGACATCGAAAAGATTAAACAAATTCCAAACGGAGATTGGGTTGATTTGAGATCAGCCAAAGATATCACACTTAATAAAGGCGAATTTGCCATTATTCCACTCGGAGTAGGAATGAAGTTGCCGTTTGGCTATGAAGCTCACATTGTACCAAGAAGTAGCACTTACAAGAATTATGGCATTATTCAGACAAATCACATGGGAGTGATTGACAACTCTTATTCGGGTGATAACGACCAATGGGGTATGCCCGTAATTGCAATGAGAGATACAACCATACATAAAAACGATAGAATTTGTCAGTTTCGCATCACACAGAAACAGCCTGATTTTGAGTTTACAGAAGTAGAATGTCTTGACACAAAAAGTCGTGGCGGCTTTGGCTCAACAGGCAAGCAGTAAGGAGGAATAACTGTGATTACATATAATGATTTTGAAAGATACCTTGCCAAAATTCAAAGAATCCATGAACTTGAAGATAAGATTTTGAATCTTGGCGATGAGTATAGTGATTTGGTCTTAGAGTATGTATCGCCATTTGCATATCATGGTGTAACTATGGAAGATGAACTTATTGACTGTCTCGAAAAAGGTTTAAACCTTAAGCCTGATGAATACGGTGAGACTTGGATATCGTATTGGGTTTGGGAGACAGATTGTGGTCAAAGAAATACAATTGTAGAAATTGACAATAAAGAAGTGAATATCGCTGAAATTGCTAACTTATGGAAAGTTATCGAATGGGAGATTCAAAATAATTGGAATACCTTTGTGGATAAATTTAACGCAATCCCTTCGGTGAGTCATTTTTATGCAGAAGAGATGGAAAAAGTTAATTTAGCCCACAACAAAAAGCCAGAATAATATAGAGCGAATAGGAGATATATATATGCAGAAAAAAACGAAAAAGAAATTAAATATAAAGCTTGGTTTGATTATTCTTGCCATTATTGTTGCCGTTTCAATGATGTTTGTATTCGGTTTCAATGGCGTTAAAAACAAGGCGATTTCTTACGAGGAACAAATCAGTACGGCGCAGTCTGACATTAAGGTTCAGGAAAAGCGCAGAGCAGACCTTATACCTAACCTTGTTGATTGTGTTAAACAGTATGATAAACACGAATACGAAACCCTAATGTCTGTCGTTGAGGCAAGAGGCACATCGTCTGATAATTCTGTAAACGAGATTCAGACTATGATTAACGCAGTCGCAGAGGCTTATCCAGAATTAAAGAGCAATG